AAACCATTATACAGTTTTAAGCATAAAATGCAACCTAAAGGCCACCTATTTACATAATGATTATGTAAAAATATATTTTAATAAAACACTTGACAAACTGCTATATTACTGAGTGTTAATATAATCATCACCTAATATTATAAAACATTAATATACTTTGTTATTATATAAGCATTACCTAATATCCTAATATAACCAAGTCATTATATAATCATTTCCTGATATAACTATATAAGAGTTACCTAATATAACCAAGTCATGATATAGAATACCCCTGCCACTACCAAGGTTATATATATTAGAGTATCAGTATATAAGAAAGTCCTAATATTAGCCCCCCCTAATACCCCAACGTAGAATTTCTCCGCGGGAGAGAACCCACCTATATATAAAATTTATAATTTATGGATTTCGGGCCTAGGAAATTACAACATTTAATACCACGTATGATTACGTTATAGTATATAATATTATATATGTTATACATACTTAGACTTACTAGAAATAAGCAGTGATTAACAAGGGTAAACATCCTTGAATGTTTAAAAAAACAGCACTGTTAAAAAACTAGGAATTACTAAGTTTGTATATGTATGTATTAAGTAGTACCTTTGTATACACTTTACTGTATAATAGTGTACTATAATATTTTTTTTATAATTTTCTAAGTCTATGAAGAATAACGTAGGAAGACCTAAGAAGTACTTGACAAGCACCGAAGAAGAAAAACAACTTGTGAAGGACGTTACCCAAGAAGCCAAGCTTGAAGTAGCGGCTAGGACAGGTAAGAAACCTTCAGATGTAGTTGTTCGTATTGAGAAGAGTACAGGTGAAGGGTACGGTAAGATTGCACGCACCGCTGGTGGTAAGAAGACACGAGGTGCTAAAGGTAAGAAGTACGTACCTACAAATGATGACTACGACAAAGTAGAAGAGATGGTTATCATTGGTCTTGACCAGCACACCATAAGCAAGATAATGGGTATCAGTAACGCTACGTTAACTAAGTATTACCAACACACATTAGAGACAGCACGTGAGAAACGTACCGCTAGTGTAGCAGGTGTAGCATATAAGATGGCCATGAGTGGTGAGTCTGCTGCTATGACTACCTTCTGGTTGAAGACACAGGGTGGTTGGACACCTAAGCAACATATTATTACAGAGGGCAGGAACTTTGACATTACTTGGTCCGACTCTGAAGAAGACATTGCGGATGCTAATACTAGACTAGATGATGGAAAAATACACTAAAGACCAATCAAAAATATGGTTAAGACTTAGCCAACAACTTAATGATAAAGGCATAGAGGATAGCACTGAGTTAGCTAAGAACATATTAATTGGAAGAGGCCATTTGAATAAAGATGGCTCAGATACTTATAAAGGTATGATAAGAGGTAGTATGGGAGCCGCTGGAAGGTCAACAGACAGGGCTATTAAGAGAAGTGGGGGTGTAGTAACAGACTATGACTACAACCCCGATACAAACTATTCATATAATAAACATAAACCTTTACGGAAATTGAAGAGTATAAAATGAACACTGGAGAGGAGAAACGTAAGGGAGTTGTAATACCCTATACGCCCAGGAAATTACAGGCTAAACTACATAGTGAGTTAGCAAGGTTCAACGTAGTAGTGTGCCACAGAAGATTTGGTAAGACTGTATTTGCTATTAATCAAATGATTAAATCAGCCATTGAGGACTTACAAGTAGGGAAGAAAGCACCTAGATATGCTTACCTTGCACCTCTATTTAAACAAGCTAAGACAGTTGCTTGGGATGAACTTAAGAGACTTCTATTAGACTTTCCAGATGTAAAGTTTAATGAGGCTGAACTTAGAGCAGACTTCATGGGTGCACGTATACAACTGTACGGTGCAGATAACCCAGATACATTGAGAGGTATTTACTTAGATGGTGTTATTCTTGATGAGTATGCACAGATGAACCCTAAGATGTACTCAGAGGTTATACGTCCTGCACTCTCAGATAGAAAAGGTTGGGGAATATTTATTGGTACCCCTAAAGGAAAGAATGAATTTTATGATATTTACCACACAGCAGTAGAGAAGAAAGGTTGGAAGCGTTTCTTATTTAAAGCTAGTGATACAGGTATACTTGATGATGAAGAGCTTGAGATGGCACAGCAAGATATGGCTGAGTCAGAGTATCAGCAAGAGTATGAATGTTCATGGTCAGCAGCACTAAGAGGTGCATACTACGCAACAGAGTTAGAAGAGGCATACGAGGACGAGAGGGTATGTAAGGTACCTTATGACCCTAGTAAGCAGGTAATTACCGCTTGGGACTTAGGTGTTGCAGACAGTACAGCCATATGGTTCTGTCAGATGGACGGTAAAGCAATGAACATAATTGACTACTATGAGAACAGTGGAGAAGGTTTACCACACTACATAGACTTACTTAACAGTAAGAACTATAGGTACGGAGCACATATTGCCCCACACGACATTGTAGTCAGAGAGTTTAGTACAGGTAAAAGCCGTAAGGATTTAGCGTACAGTTTAGGAATTGACTTTCAAGTAGCTCCTAAGTTAAAGGTTATGGATGGTATTGACACAGTACGTAACACATTATATAAATGTTGGTTTGACGCTACTAAATGTAAAAAAGGACTTGACTCATTACTACAGTACAGAAGCTCTTATGATGACAAGAAAAAGATTTGGTCACAGAAACCAGTACACGACTGGACATCACACGCAAGTGATGCATTCAGGTACCTATGTGTAACTGATGTTGTATTTACAGGTAACTCAGGCTCCTGGGGAAGTGAACTACCTAAGCAAGATTTTAGTTGGGTGATATAAACAAAAGGAATTTATGGCAAAGAAAATGACAAAGAGAGAACTGAGTGCACTAGTTGAACAGGAACTTTACGCAGCCTCTGGAACCAATACCACCAAATTAAGTGAACAACGTGCTGATGCTATGGACCGGTACCACGGAAAGAAGTACGGTAACGAGCAAGAAGGACGTTCACAGATTGTCACAAGAGATGTAGCTGATGTTATTGAATGGATTATGCCTAGCCTAATGAAGATATTTACTGGCGGTGACAAGGTAGTACAGTTTGAACCTCAAGGACCTGAGGACGTTAAGATGGCTAAGCAAGCTACTGACTACGTAAACTATGTTATCATGAGACAGAACCCAGGATTCTCTATTCTTTACAGTTGGTTTAAGGACGCACTAATCCAGAAGAACGGTATTGTTAAACATTACTGGGACGACACAACAAAGACTACCCGAGAGGAATACAAGAACCTAACGGAAGAAGAATTTACTGCACTACTAATGGATGACGAAATTGAAGTAGTAGAGCACACAGCTAGTGACGCAGAAGAGCCAGGTATGGGTGAAATGCCTAAACCGGTTACTCATGATGTGGTTGCTAAAAGAACAATAAACAGTGGACAAGTTCGTATTGAGAACGTACCACCAGAAGAATTTTTAATTAATAAATATGCTAAGAGTATTGAAGAAGCTCGTTTTGTTGCACATAAAGTAAAGAAGACCATAGGTGAATTAACTGCCATGGGTTACTCTAAGAAGCAACTTGAACGTGCTTACTCTAAAGGGGAGAATGACTACAACCTAGAGAGGCTGGCACGCTTTAACCACGAAGGTGAAAGTATATATGATGACATTGACGATGGCCTTTGGGTAAGCGAATGTTACATACGTGTTGACTTTGATAATGACGGTATTGAAGAATTAAGAAAGATAACGAAGGTTGGAGATGAAATTTTAGACAATGAGGAAGTGGACAGTGTACCCTTCTCCTCCCTTACACCTGTTCCAATGCCTCATAAGTTCTATGGTTTGAGTATTTATGACTTAATCTCTGACCTTCAACTAATTAAGACTACCTTAATGCGTAACTTGTTAGACAATATGTACCTAACAAACAATGGGCGTTATGAAGTAGTCGAGGGTCAAGCTAACTTAGATGACCTCATGACTAGCAGACCCGGAGGTATTGTACGAGTACGTACACCAGGTGCTGTTACGCCACTAGCTACACCACAACTAGACCAAAACTCTTTCAACATGTTAGGGTACCTTGACAGTATCCGTGAAGAAAGGACAGGTGTTAGTAAAAACTCTACTGGACTAGGTGAAGGGGCTCTTAAGTCTCATCAGACAGCCAGTGGAGTCAGTCAAGTAATGTCTGCAGCACAGCAGAAGATTGAACTAATTGCAAGAGTATTTGCTGAGACAGGCATGAAGGACCTGTCTAATAGTGTGTACCAACTCGTTCAAAAGTTTGAAGCACCAGAGAAGATTGTCCGTCTAAACAATGACTGGGTTACTATGTACCCTTCTGAGTGGAAAGACAGAATGGACTGTACAGCACAGGTAGGCCTAGGTTTTGGTTCTAAGGAAATGAACCTCATGCACCTTAACCAACTTACTCAGACTATTCAAATGATTTCACAACACCCTGCTGCTGGTATGCTACTTAAACCTAAGAACGTATACAACCTAGTATCTCAGCAGATTAAGTCCATGGGAATGAAGAACGTCAATGATTTCATTCAAGACCCTGGTGACGAACAGATGCAACCTCCAGGTCCTAGTCCTGAAGAGCAAGCTGCTCAGATGGAGAGTCAACTCAAAGTAGAAGAACTAAAGATTAAG